TTTAAATCTACCAATTTATTGGTGTAAATTCAGACCTGAAATAGTTTGAGGTAATTATGAATAATTTAAATCTACAGACTTTTTCAATTGCATCTGTCGCATACAAAAGTATATTTACAGATAGATGTGTGTTTGAAAATCTTAAGAAGAAGAAAGGAGTTAAGTTTGCTAAACTACAATCCAATGAAACAAACAATAGTTTCAAGGACTCTGTTATTAAACAAAATTATAACGGAAGAGGAAGAGTTTCGAAAGGAATTAAAACTGTTAGTGGAACGCAAGAACAATTATGGAAGAAGGATCAGAAATACAATGATACTTCTCGTAATTATAGGAGGCATTACATTCACTTGGGTTTATGGTCCAGAATTAATCGCAATAGCGGTGGATCGTTACCAAAGGAAATCTCTACAATTGGGAGAGACGAGATTTTGTATCAAGATAGCACAACGATCAAGAGCTATGTTACCCCTAGTAGAAGCATCAGAAAATGCTGCCTCACAGTATTTACAGCATGCTCCAAGATGGCATGTCGGAATCTCGGCGTGTTTAAAGATCTTGAGAAGTGCGCTTATAGTAGGAAGTCAATCGGCTTATCAGTAAAAGAGCTTTCAAAAAGTACTAGTGCTGGGACCGATACATTAGGTCGAAAGAATGATCCTAAAGTTCAGAAAAGAGTTATTATGCAACTTAGGGATATATTCAATAAACCTACTTCTAGAAAAGTTATAGGTTTGAACCCTTCTTATTTATATGAAGGTTCAAAATTAAGGAATATGTTTGATTTACCAGAACTTATTTATCACAGATTCCAAGCTACATACGACAGAGAAAAAGATATTTGTACTGAGAAGTCACTTATCGTATGGTGTGCTCCATACACGATTGTCGCTTTAGAAAATTGTTTCTTTGGTGATATTTATGATTCTGTTAAAAAGAAAATGTTGTTATCTAGTGAAGCTATTTATCCAATAGGTTTAACCAACTTTCAAATTGGACAATATAGTGTTAGAACACTTAGACAAAAATTTTCCCTTGTTGGTAATGAAAGAAACAAAATATATAGTTTAGACTATAAGAAATTTGATTCTACAGTACCTAATTGGGCAAAAGACATTTTCTTTAGCCAAATGCGGAGAACCTTAAATCTTAACAAGAATGAAGATATTGTATATAATTTTCTTCGTATTTATGTTAAGTATACTCCATTTGTGTATAAAGATGAAATCTTATTTAAAGAGAAAGGAATTAGTTCTGGACTTTTTATTACTAATCTTTTTGACACATGGTGGAATTTAACAATACATCACTTTGTTGATGTAATTTTAAGGAAGTATAG